GTGGCTTTTCGTATGTGCCGACCAGCTCGCAATATGCGCAGGTAGGTACGCAATGAGCGCTGACGATATCCTCGCCGCCGCGCGTGCCTGCCTCGATACGCCATTCCTGCACCAGGGCCGCATTCCCGGCCGCGCGCTCGACTGCGCCGGTCTGATCGTTGCCGTCGCCCAGGCCATCGGTGCCGACTATCGCGACGTGGCCGGCTATGGACGCAGCCCGTCCGGTAACCTGCTGCAGTCCGCCCTCGATGAGCAGCCCTGCCTGCACGGCGTGCCGATCCTCGAACGCCAGCCCGGCGACGTGCTGCTGATGCGCTTCACCGGCGACCCGCAGCACCTGGCCATCGATGCCGGCGCCAACCTCATCCACAGCTACGCGCAGGTCGGCAAGGTCTGCGAGCACCGCATGGCCGATGTGTGGGCCGCGCGCATCGTGCGCGTGTATCGTTTCAAGGATACGGTATGAGTAGCGTCGGTCAGGCTGTCGGTGGCGTTGTTGGTGCCGTCGCCGGCTTCTTCATTGGCGGCCCGTCTGGCGCGCTCTATGGCGCCCAGATTGGAATGGGCGTCGGCGGCCTGCTCGACCCCCCAAAAGGCCCGCACATGGAGGGGCCGCGCCTCTCCGACCTCTCCGTCCAGACCAGCACCTATGGCGCCGTCATCCCGCGCGTCTACGGCACTGTCGCGCTCTACGGCAACGTCTTCTGGCTCGAAAACAACGCCCTGAAGGAAGTCGCGCGCACCGAGTCGCAGGGCGGCAAGGGCGGCCCGACCAGCACGACGACAACCTATTCCTATTTCGCCACCTTCGCCGTCGGCCTGTGCGAAGGGCCGATCGTCGGCGTGCGGCGGATCTGGGTCGGGTCGAAACTGATCTATGACGCTGGCGGTTCTGATTACGCCACGATCGCGGCCAGCAATGCTGTCTCCGGTCTTTTCACACTGCACCAGGGCAGCGATACGCAGCTGCCGGATGATCGCATGCAGGCCACGCTCGGCGTCGCCAACACGCCAGCCTATCGCGGACTGGCCTATCTGGTGCTCAAGGATTACCCGCTCGCCGATCATGGCAACAGCCTGGCTGGTGCGCCGATCAAGGTCGAGGTTGTCGTAGCCGGTTCGTCGTCGATATCGGTGACGACCGTTACCGTAGCAAGTCAAGACCCGGATTACTTTATTGCCAGTAACGGGCAGATCGTCGTCTCCCTCGGCTACAATGCCGCCGCAGGAATTGGACACCTCTCAAACGACGGCGGCGCGTCTTTCGTCAATATCCAGATGCCGGCATTTAGCTGGAACAGGATTATTTGGGGGAAGGATAAGTTCATCGCCACCGGTAACTCTGGCGGGGTGACAAAAACAGCCTACTCCTTCGACGGTGTTGCCTGGTTTATGGGCGCTGACCTTCCATTCCCATCGCGCTCGGCAATTGTCTGGACAGGGTCTATTTTTGTAGCGACCGGGATGAGCGTCACTTCGACGTTCACGTCATTCGATGGAATTTCATGGCTTACCTATAGTTCCGCAATCGCCCTATATCAATGGCTTGGGCTGGCGTGGTCAGGCACCACCGTGTGCACCGTGGCATTTAATGGTACGGTTTGTTCGACCTCGAATGATGGGGCTCTGTGGGCCACGATTTCCATGCCGCCATCAGTTCCTGGGTGGCAGGATGTCGCCTATGGTAACGGCATTTTCATGGCGCTTGGGCAGACGGGTCAAATAGCAACATCAATCGACGATGGGGTGACCTGGAATCTTCAAACCAACAGCAGTACCGGCGGAAGCAACTCATCGCTCGCCTTTGGCGATGGCATATGGGTCGTCGCGAACGGAGTGAGGTCGAAATATTCCCGTGATGATGGGAATACATGGACGGCATTATCGACAGTCATGGGCGTCGTTCGCTACAACGGCGCTTGGTTCAACTTCGCCTATACCAGCCGGGTCGGAAACGTAAAATTCGACCTTTTGGCATCGGGGACAACCTCGTTATCGAGCATTGTCCAGGCCGAGCTTCTCGCCAGCAATCTGCTGGATGTCGGCGATATCAATACCAGCGCGCTCACACAAACCGTCCGCGGCTACCGCGTCGCCAGCGTTGCAGCGATCCGCTCGGCGCTGGAGCCACTGCAGGGCGCCTGGCCATTCGATGCCGTGCAGTCTGGCTATCAGATCGTCTTCCGCCTGCGTGGTGGAAGCAGCGTGGCAACGATCCCGGCGATCGATCTCGACGCCCGCGGCGCTGGTGAAAAATCCGGCGTCAGCATCACCAACACCCGCGAAATGGATAGCGTTCTGCCGGCCCGCGTCAGCATCAAGTACCTCGATGCCAGCCGGGAATACGATACCGGCGAGCAGTACGCCGAACGCTTGAACACAGATGCCGTGAATATCCGAAGCATCGATATGGCCATCGTGATGATCGGCGGCGAATCGGCAGCCACCGCCGAAATGCTGTTGTACCTCTACTGGCTGGAGCGCTATGACCTCACCTTCCGCTTGCCGCCGACCTACAACCAGCTGGAGCCGGCCGATGTCATCACGATCAACGCGACGGAGGCGGTCTATTCCCTGCGCCTGACCGCCATCACCTACACGCAGGACGGCCGGCTGGAATGCACGGCCAAATACAACAGCGCCGCGATCTACGCCCCGGCCGCGCTCGGCGAGGAAGGGCAATCGACCGGCGGAACGCTGACGCTGGCCGGCGCCACGCGTTACGAGCTGCTCGACATCCCGCTGCTGCTCGACGCTACCGATCTGCCGGGCTTCCCAGTAGCGATGACCGGTTACCTGGCCGGCTGGCCGGGCGGCGTGCTCTACCGAACCGACGACGAAGGGCAGACCTGGACCGATCTGCAGGGCTTCTCTGCGCCCGGTGCCGTGATCGGCTATGCCAGCAACAGCGTCGGCGCCGGGCGTACCGACCTGATCGATAAGGCCAGCGCACTGGCTGTGGTGCTGACCAGCGGCACGTTGTCAAGCGTCACCGAACTCGCCATGCTCGGCGGCGCCAACCACTTCGCCTATGGTATCGACGGCCGCTGGGAGATCATCGCCGCACAGAACTGCACGCTGCAGGGCGATGGCAGCTATGTCCTGACCGATCTGCTGCGCGGCCGGCAGGGCAGCGAGTGGGCCTGTGGCCTGCATGTCGCTGGCGACAAGATCGTTCTGCTCGATTCAACGCGGCTGGCCTTCGTCGGGTCCAGCCTGAACAGTATCGGGCTGCTGCGCACCTATCGCGGCATCACCTCGGGCAAGGCGCTGGATTCTGCCGCCGACAATGATTTTGCCTACACCGGCGTCAATCTGGAGTGCCTGTCGCCGTGCTATCTCAACGGCAACCGCCACCCGACGAGCAACGACTGGTCGCTCGACTGGCTGCGCCGTACGCGCGTCGGCGGGGCGTGGCGCGACTATGTCGACGCGACGCTCGGCGAGACGACGCAGTCCTACGAAATCGACATCTTCAGCAGCGCGGCCTATACCACCGTCAAGCGCACGCTCACCGGACTTTCCACACCTACTGCAGCCTACACCAGCGCGCAGCAGGTCACCGATTTCGGCAGCAACCAGGCCACGATCTACGTCAAGGTCTATCAGCTTTCGGCCAACGTCGGCCGGGGCTACCCGCTAACTACCAGCATCACGAGGTAATCATGAGTAACTCGACCGCCACTTTTGACGCGATTACCCAGGCGCAGGCTGGGAAAGAAGTCACCGCCAACGCCTTCTTCGACGCCGCCAGCCCGGCGACTACCTTCGGCCGCCGGCAATCGACCACCTCCGGTCTGACCTGGGGCTACTACGGCGGCACGATCAGCGTCGACGGCGTTCTCACGCAAATCGCCAACGGTACGCTGGCGCTGACCGCGTCTCTGACCAACTACGTCGAGACAACCCGCGCCGGCGTGGTGAGCAAAAACACCACTGGCTTCACCGCCGGCAGCATCCCGCTCTATCAGATCGTCGCCGGCGCGAGCACGATCACCAGCTACACCGACTATCGCCTGCAGGCCCCGCAGATCACCGGCCTGCTCGCCAAGGCAATGACCGATGCCAATACCACGCTGACCGCTGCCGAGGCCCGTAACAATATCCTGCAATTCACCGGCACGCTGACCGCGCAACGCAACATCGTCGTGCCGCTGCCGACGCAGCAATGGACGGTGTTCAACAACACCACGGGAGGATTCGGCCTGCAGTTCATCGGCGCCACCGGCACCGGCATCGTCGTGGCGGCCGGAAAGCGCGCCATCCTTTACGCCGACGGCACCAACGTCGTGCGTGTTACCGCTGACGTTTGAGAGAGGAAAAATAATGCCCGAAAAAGACCCGACAACCTACAGCCTGATCACCTACGGATGGGTGCTCGTCCTCTCCGGCTGGGGCGGTATCGTCAATTTTCTGCGCAAGCGGAAGTCGGGCGAGTCGCGGCCGTGGAATTTCTCCGAGCTGGTCGGCGAGATCGTAACCAGCGCCTTCGCCGGCATCCTGACCTTCCTGCTCTGCGAATCAGCGGCGATCAGCGGCCTGATCACCGCCGCGCTGGTCGGTATTTCCGGCCACATGGGCAGCCGGGCGATCTATCACATGGAAACCTGGGCAGAGTCCCGGTTTTCTCGTGAGGCGGAAAAGTGAAACTCGACAACTGCCTGACCTACGCGCTGCGCATGTGGCGCTACGGTCGGTGCTCCGACCATCTCGTGGTGCGCAAGTCGCACTGGGGCTGGTTCCCGCACTTCTCGGTTTTCATCGAACTGCGGGACGGCACGCTGGTGCGCAAGGAATACGTCCCGGTCACGCCAAGGCCGCGCTGGATCCCGCCGCTCTTCTTCCGTGGCGCCGAGCGCACCACCTATTACAGCAAGATCGGCTCGATCAAAAAGGAAATCCAATGATCACGCTCGACGAGTATGTCGGCCCCTGGGCTAATTCACCAGACTGGACCGACGAGCGCCGCGCCAACGCGCATGCGTTGCTGCTGCCGGCCACCTGGGCGCTGGAAAAGATCATGCGCGAAGCGGGTATCGTCTTTCGCGACAACCCGGCCACCGGATCTGGCATCAGCGGGCAGACCTTCGGCGGATTTCGGCCGCAGTCCTGCCCGATTGGCGCGCCCCATTCAAACCACAAGGAAGGGCTGGCCGTCGATCGCTACGACCCGGCCGGCGAAATCGACGCCTGGTGCATGAGCAATCAGCACGAGCTGGAGCGCTGCGGGATCTGGATCGAACACCCCAGCGCGACGCTGCACTGGAGCCACTGGCAGTGCGTCTCGCCGAAATCCGGCCGGCGTGTTTTTTTACCATAAGGATCGCCATGGACTGGAAAACCATCATCAGCGGCATCGCGCCGACCATCGCCACGGCCCTCGGCGGGCCGCTGGCGGGCCTTGCCGTCGAAAGCCTCGGGAAAGCCCTCGGCATGGATCAGCCGACCGTGAAGAAAGTACAGGACGCGCTCACCCAGGGGCAACTCACAGGCGACCAGATCGCACAGATCAAGCAGGCCGAGCTCGCGTTGCAAACCCGCATTCGGGAGCTCGACATCACCGAGGAGCAGCTTTATGCCAGCGACCGTGATTCAGCTCGCCGACGCGAGGGCGAGGTTAAGGACGGCACCCCGCGCAATCTCGCCTATCTGGTGGTTTTCGCCTTTCTCGCCCTGGTGGGCGGCACACTACTCGGCTACGCTCATGTGGACAGCGCCCTGGCCGGCACTCTGGTGGGCTACCTGTCGGCCAAAGCCGAACAAGTGATGGCCTACTATTTCGGCAGCAACCGATCGAGCGAGCGAAAAACGGAATTGCTTGCGCAAGCCCCGGCCGTTGCCCCGTGATGGCCGCACCGGCGAATCTGCGCCACCTCGGCATGATCGCCACGTCGCCCAGCTGGCGGCGGTTCTGGTGGCGATTGCCGGCCGTTTCGGCGTCTAAGCATACCGCCACAACCCGCGCCAATACTGGGCGTGATTTCCAGAAAATTACTGCTCTGCGTTAGACAAAAGTTTAGCTTTCTCTCAACAGTTCAAAGCCTTACTATATTTGCTGCGTTTTTTTGAGCAATAATCGCGAGTTATTCAAACCCGCATGAATCAAGGCTTTGCGGCCTGTGCTGTCTAAGATTTATAGGCGGTGTCTAAGGTTTTACCATTGGCAGCGGTTGAACGACCTTGATTTTCTTGCCGCGAAGGTAGCGCTGGTGGGTCTGTTCGCTGCGATGTCCGAGCAGGGCTTGTGAGTCGAGGCCCTGCTCGTCGGCGTCGGTGGCGGCCTTGGCGCGGATGTCGTGCATGTTGCCGTTTTCGATGCCGGCCAGCGCCGTGGCTTTCAGCCACCAGCCGCGAACGGTGCTGTAGGGCAGCGGTTTCCCTTGCCGGGTGCTGAACAGGGTCATGCCCTTGAGGCTGGTGTGCACGGCCTTGGCTTGCTTGATCGCTTCGCGCAGGTCGGGCGTCCAGGCTAGGCGCAGTTTCTCGTCTGTTTTTTCCTGCTGGACGTAGAGTCCGGCGTCTGAGATGTCGGCGTAGGTGATTTTGAGCACGTCGCCGATGCGCTGGCCGGTCTGCAGGCTAATAGTGATGATCGCCTGCAGCACCGGATTGGCCTTTTCGCGGATGGCGATGTATTCAGCATCGGTCAGGTAGCGGTCGCGCTGGCCGCCGCGCCACTGGCGCACCTCGCGCATCGGATTGATGTCGATCAACCCTTCCTCGATCCCCAGCGCCATGGCTGCGACCATCACCGAGCGGTAGAGCTGCGCCATGCTGCCGGTGATCTTCTTTGCGGTAATCCATTGGTAAAAATGTGTCGGCCGGAAATCTTCGGCGTCGAATGCCTCGAAGGCGATCTTGAGTTTTCCGGCCGCGATCCGGTAGGCTTTTTTTGTATTGGCGGCCAGCGCCTTGCGCTCGATGCCGCGATCAATCAGATCCGGCACGCTGCCGGCGCGCTTCGGGGCGATCAGGTCGGCATACAGGCGCAAGGCCTCGCCGTAGTCGCGACTCAGCAGGCGCCATTTGTTCTTGTGGACGTAGTAGTAGCCGCCGTGTTTTTCGTGCAGGCGGGCCGGAAATTTACGCAAAGTTGATCCTCGGTTCGCGTTTTGGCGATTCGCCCAGTTTGGCACGGATCGCCGATTCAGCTACCACGGGCCATCCGTCTGCGTCGGGGATGTGCTTGATACCGAGCTCGGCGAGCCAGTTGAGCAGGGTGCGCTTCTGCTTGGCATTGCTTAGGGCGATCAGTTCTTTTTTGTGCAGGTAGGTCATTTTGACACCGAAAATCAGCTGCGATCCAGCGGGCTGACGACGCCGCGCCCGCCGCGGTTGAGGACGTGGGTATAAATCATCGTGGTCGATACGTCGGAATGGCCGAGCAGCTCCTGCACGGTGCGGATGTCGTAGCCGGCCTCCAGCAGATGCGTGGCGAAGCTGTGGCGCAGGGTGTGCGGGTGCGTCGGTTTCATGATGCCGGCGCGCTTCGCGGCCTGTTTGACGTGGCGCTGGATGGTTTTTTCGTGGATGTGGTGCCGGCGGATGACGCCGGTGCGCGGGTCGGTCGAGTAGTCGGCGGCGGCGAACACGTACTGCCAGCCGAATTCCTTGCCGGCGTTTTTGTACTTGCGCTCGAGCGCGTGCGGAAGTTCGACGTCGGCGTAGCCGCGCGCGAGGTCGATGTCGTGCATCTTGCGGCGATCAGCGAGTCGGGCCTGTAGCGGTTCGATCAGCGAGTCGGGAAGCATGGTGACGCGGTCCTTATCGCCTTTGCCGGCGCGGATGGTGATTTGCCGGCGCTCGAAGTCAATGTCCTTGACGCGCAGGCGCAGGCCTTCCATGAGGCGCATCCCGGTGCCGTAGAGCAGGCGGACAACGAGGCCGGGCAGGCCGCTGGTGTGCTTGAGCAGGGCTTGCGCTTCGGACTGCGTGAGCACGGTCGGCAGGCGCTGCGATGGCTTGGCTTTGGTGATGCTGTTCAGCCAGGGTAATTCGATGCCGAGCACTTCCTTGTACAAAAACAGGATGGCGTGCATGGCCTGGTTCTGCGTTCCGGAGGCGACTTCTCGGACGGTGGCCAGGTGCGAGAGGAATGCCTCGACTTCGACGGCGCCCATCTCTTGCGGGTGCTTGATGTGGTGAAAATGAATATAAAACCTGATCCAGTAGAGGTAGGTCTTTTCTGTGCTGCGGCTGTAGTGCTTGACGCAGATGCGGTTGCGCACCTGGTCGAGCAGTTTGAGCGGCTTCGCTGGCGCCATGTCGCTTTTCACGAGCGAGGATGTCGCGTTTTGTTCTGCGGTTTCATACATGATGCGGCCTCCGTTGGTTCGTGGGTTTATTAAGCGACATGGCGAGGCGTTAACGCGACGTCAGGGTGTCGTTGAATTTAAGTTATGCGCCATCATCGCCAGGCGCAGCAGTTCGTCTCGAAATTCCAAAGGCGTGGCGTTCGCCTCTCTCTTGCCAAGGGTCGGCTTGTTCGCTGCCTTCCCCCGCTGGTCGTGAAAACCAATTTGGTGCGTTCCTGCCGGCCTCTCCCACCGCAGTTCAAAAGGCGGGTTCGTTCCGCAGTAGTAGAGCCATGTCGCTTTGTTCGCCCTGTGGCCGTAGGCGCTTTGCCACACCTCGCACACCCATCCGCCATCGATGGTCAGTTGCCAGCCAATGGCTTCGGGGGTTGCCAGACCGTGCGCATTCCACGCCTTCGTTTTCGCCGGGTGCTCCAATACCCCGCCAAACCGCCTCACGCTTTCCAAGGCTGCGGCAAAGCATCCGCCGTCATTCCCAGGCCGGTTGTGCTCGCCGCCCCATTGCGCGTAATTCACTGCGGCCATGGCGCCCCACAACTGGCAAGGCGGGTGCGCAACCACCGGTAGCGGACCACGGTACAGTCTCGCGTCTCTATGCTCTGGCCAAGCATCAACACCTGGCAGGCCAGCGTAGCAACCGTCCGGCTGCACAAACAGGGCGGCCAGGCGCATAACAACACGTTCCAGCGGACCTGCCGAACAACCGTTGTTGCCCATCTCATTCTCCTTTCGCGGCAGGCCGCTGAACTTCGCCGTTAGGGGCTCGCTTGTTCCAAACCTCAAGCAATCTGGTTCGCGGGTCGTCTCCGGTGGCAAAGACAAGTTGCGTCGTAATGCCGCACATCGGGTTGTTGCACTCAATAAACCAGCCGCCTGCTCTGCCGTCGATAAGTCCGTCATCATCAACAACACAAAACGCGGCATCGTCTCCGCAGCACGGGCAGGGAGAAGGGTCAAAAACACTGTCCTCAAACTCTTCCGCCCCTAACCCGGCAGTCGAGCGGGATGCCGAACAAGCGGCGGTTGTCTCTTCTGTTTTCATTGCGCGGCACCCCTCACTTCAGCGTTAGCAGTCACAGTCCGCACCCGAACGGTGAGCCGCACCCAACTTCAAACAGGTCATCCATTCCGGGCTTGTACTGGCCCGGCGAATATTTAGCCCAGTGAATTGCCTGCTCAATCCCTTTCGCCCCGCCGTGCTTTGCGGCTCTGAACATAGGCTGCCCCGTTTCGGTTTCAAGCGCGGCAGTCCGTCCAATCTGCCTACCAGACAGCCGGCGCAAATCCAATCTGTTGGCATTCACGCAAGGGCTACATTCGTCGCTTCTGTGCGGCAACTTCGCAACGCCTGCCCGCATCAGCAGTTCGTCGCGCTCGCGCTCGCTGTGCAAGTACAGCGGGTGCCACACCTTGCGCTCGCCGTGGTACTCGCTTTTCTGTACCCATTCCGGCGTTTCCTTCCGGTCTTCGCTTTCAGCGCGGCGCTTGCCAATCATCACAACGGCTTCGCGCTCCGGGTCGGCCTCGTCGATCCATTGCAAAAACGGGATGCCTTTCAGCCACGCGGTACAGAACTGCTGTCCGTTGCCGGGAAAGCCTTTTTTCATTCGCACAAGCGCTTCCATGCCCATGCTTTCCAGTTGAACGGTTTCAAACCCAAGGCTCGCGGCCAGCGCTTCGCCTTCTGCAACCCGCGTTTCCCATCCGGGCGCAGCCCATCCGGTATCGCAATAGGCCACCGTCACGCCTTGCAGGCCGTGTTCGCGCGCCCATTTCAGCATCGCCATGCTGTCGTTCCCGTAGCTCGCCGAAATTACGTAATTCATGGTTTCCTCTACCAGTGCCTGCTAACCCATCGCTCCAGCGGGACCGCTGCGCGGCCCCTGAGCTAGTGCGTTAGGCACCTGCGTACAGCGGCTTCCATGCTTTCGCAAACGGACGTGCGCCATCCTTCGGCGGGAACATGAACGTCTCCGCTTTCGGGTCGTAATACGCCACGGGTTTCGCTTCGGCATAGACCGGTTCGCCTGGTGGCAGAATTAAATGCCCGAACCGGTCGCTGCCAACGTCGCCTGCATGGCGGCGCTCGCCATTCCACGGGTTGAACAGCCATGCCATTTCTCCGTTGAACTCGCGCCATTGGGCTGCGTGGGACGGGTACGGGGTACTGTCGCCAGTGGCCGGGTCAAACCGCATCAGTGTTTGTTGCTGTTTCATCGTTGTTTCCTCTCTTCAAAAGTGCCTAACCCGTCAATCCAGCCGCGACCGGGTTAATCTTGTGGTGTTTCGTTTGCCGCCTCGCGCGGCGGGCTGATTTCTGCGTTCGGCGTCAGGTCAGCAGTTTGCAAACGCACGATCGAATTCTTCCGGCGTCGGCGGCGTACTGCGCGGACTGATGATAAATTCTCCGTTGCGCGGGTCGATGTGCTTGTGTCCCGGCTCGCAGTGGTTTATCCATCCTTCATCGTCCTGTTCGCATTCGCCGCACGGCGCGAGATCATCAACAACGCATCCGCATTCTCCGTCGCAATACAACCCGCTGTAGCCCTGCTGGATGAGCTTCACTTTTATGCTTTCTAGCGTTCCCATGCTGTTTCCTTTCTCTGTATCCGTCGAACCAATCGCTCAACCGGACAGCGTAATAAGTCTTTTGGTAGCAGCAAGCGCGGTGCGCCGCTGCCGGATAGCTCAAGCGTTAGCCGGCTTGGGCTGTGCCGTCGCCGGGCGAATCTCTTTTTCTGCGTCAGCCTTGCAGCACTTGTGAATCTTCTGCCGATGGCCGAGTTGATCCATCACCACCGTGTAAAACGGAAGTTGCAGCTTCTTCCCGCACCACCAGCAAAAGGACTGCATGGTTACTTCACCACTTCCTGCACGCTGATTTCGCGGCCGTCATAGACGTAGCGCTCAGCTTTCTCGCCATCCTGCAAGGCGAATTCCTCGGTCGTGCTGCCGTTGTCGGTCAGTTTCACGCGCACTTCCTTTTCGGCCGAGAGGTGGGCGGCAATGGTTACGGTGGTTGTCATCTGTGTTTCTCCAGTTTTGCCGGGCTTCGTAGCGGGTAGCCGGCTAACCCGTCGTTCGTGCGGGACGCCCTGCGGGCGCCCCACAACTCAGTCGTTAGCGCGCACAAAAGCCGGGTACTCATCCTTCGGCAGCCAGAACAAGCTCCCACCAGTGAATTCCTCGCGGTGCAGTGGCGCGTGCTCTGGCAGGGTCATCTTGTCGCGCTCGGCGTAGAACTTGCGCGAGAGCATGTCCCACTCGTAGTCGCTCATCCCGGCGTCTTCGCCGAGGCCCCAGTAGTAAATGAACGCAGCTTTGAGCCAGCGTTGGTATTTATTCAGCACAGTCATTTCTCCGTAGCAAAACCGCCGCGCTCCATGAACTTCGCCCATTGATCTTTCGCTCTCGCGTGATCGTCGGCGCGGGCTTCTTCGTTCAGTTTCAGCCCTTGCTGTTGCATTTTGCATAGGCAGTGCGGTTCCCCGTACATCGGCCCCATGCAAGCGCAAAGAGTAAATCCCGCTGGTGGTTGAGGGTCACAAACCGCGGCTCCGCTCACGCCAGCGATAGATAGTCATGCGCACAACCCCCACCGTGGCCGCGTCTCAGTGCCGAAATTCCTGATTTCGCCGGTTGCCTTCATGAGTTTGAGATGCTTGGCCGCCGTGCAAATCGAGACGCTGGCCAGCTCGACAATCTCAACCCGGGAAAGCGGCCCGTTATCAGAGATCGCCTTGACGATGGCCGCTCGGCTGACGGAAAACGATGCGACATTGCTCATCTGGCAGGAGATCCGCCACGCCGGATTGTTCGTTGCGCGATTGCGCTGTGAGTTGCTGGGCGATGTCGGCGCGGCTCCGATCAGGTTGCCGATCATGTGTTTGAACGAACCTGGCTGCGCTGGTTGTTGGTGGATCATGCTGCTTTCCTCCGGAAAGTCTTGGTAAGGTCACTCTTGATGGAATGCCCGCGACGGCGCAGCGCGTTGGCCAACTGGGCGCGGTCGTGGTGGCTCATGCCGCACGCTTCCATGTCTCACCTCTAAGCAGGGTGTGAATCGCCGCCTGAGATACCCCGAATTCCCTAGAAAGCGCCATTGATCCATTCTTTCGGTCATATGGCTTATATCGAGCACGAACTTCTATGGCGATTGCATCCGTTAATTTCGCGTTGTAATGGCTAACTCCGAACGGAGGTCGCTGCCTATCCTTCAGAAACATATCCACCATGTTTTCGTGGCGCGTCCCGGTCCTTAAATGCTCCGGGTTGATGCACGGCCTGTTGTCGCACTTATGCATGACATGCATCCCTTCTGGAATCGGGCCGTGATGAAGCTCGTACGAGACCCGGTGAACGTCGCGATTCTTTCCGTTGTGCCAAACCGAGCCGTATCCACTGCGATTGATGTGACCGGTCCACACAAGGCAATCACCCTCGCGCACGACTCTAGCCAGAATGGTTTCCTTGGTGGCCACGGTTAAATCTCCAGACGGCGGACGGCGCGGGCACGGAGCTCGGCGCTCTTGAAGTGGCCGTACTGGGTGCCGTTGCCGAAGTACTGACACCAGCTGCCGATAGAGCCCGAGGCGTGCTGCGTGTTGGACCAGTAGGCCGCTTCCTTAAACTGGCCATTCATCGTGGCGAATAGCAATGCCTGTTCAACGCGATCCGGAAGGTCACCGCCGATACTGGCCGCCCATTCCATCGACTTCTTCCAGTTGGAATTCTCAACCTCGTCGGGCAGCAGGATGGTGTGGTGGCGCTTGGTAGCGTCGGCGCTGATGACTGTGCCGACGTAACGCTCGCCCTCCGCGAGCGGGATGCGGACGCCCTGATACTCGAAGAAACGTGGTTCTTTCATGGCCGCTTCGATGCTGGCGATCATCTCGGCGAGCTTCGTCTGCTCGGCCTTGATGGCTTCAAGGGTGATGGTCATTTCGGAGGACTCCTTAAAATTGATGAATGGTTAAATTGGCAATCTGCGGACGGCGCGGGCACGGAGCTCGGCGCTCTTGCCGTGGTCGTCCTGGTAGCCGTTGATGAAGTCCTGATACCAGCTGTTGACCGAGGCCGAGGCGTGCTGCGTTGAGCTCCAGTACCACTCGGCCTCGAATGCCTGCTCGCCGCCGGCGCGGAACGCCTCGGCCGGCGTCTGCAAGGGGAAGTCCGGTGTGTATGGGCGCGTTGGCGTAATGGCCGACAGGTTGATGCCGGAGCGCGCGTAGCAGCTGTTCGGCTGGGCGGTCGGTTTCAGGTTGCGGTAGATGATCTCCATCTCGTCCTGCGCCGGCAGATACCAGTCATCGAGGCCGCCGATGCGAAGATCAAGCGCCCACTTGGCGAGTTTGCTGCCGGCCTCGGCCATTGCCTTCGTGTTGGCCAGACCGTCGAAGTAGGACAGGGAACCGGGTACGTCCTTGTATTCGGCTATCCACTTCGTTTCGTCGTGCTCGCCTTCGGTCTTTGGCGCGACGATCAGGGCGAACGGCTGCTCGCCGACGTAGATACGACCGGCATAGAAGCCGCCGTCCATGCTGGTGCCGAGGATGGCGGTGATTTCTTCGATTGAGGATTTCATGCGAGTCTCCATGGTGGGGTTAGAACAGATTCATTTGCGGCGGTTGATTGGTTGCTGCTGCGGCGCGGCGCCGTGCGTTTGATGCCCAGCCGAGAAGCACGAAAGAAAAGCCGCGCGCCCGGGCGGTGAAGTGCCGGGACTGGGCCAGATAGACCTTGGCGGTGTGGATGTTGGATGCGCGGCTCATTTTCCGATCCACCGAAAAAATACCGATCCGTCAAGTTCCTTGCGCGCACTCACATGCCCGGATCTTTCGAGTTTCCTCAGCCGTTGCCGGATGGAGTCCGGGCAGATCCCCGTGGCGGAATGGATTTTTGCGATATTCATCCAGCCTTTTTTGCGCATCACCGGGCCGTAAATAGCAATTCGGTCAGCAGCTGCCTTGATGATCGCTGCTGATGTGCCGTTGCGGTTGCACGAAAACCGCTCATCTTTCGGTGGATGACCGAGCGGATGGACGTTTTTGGTGTGTTTCGGTGCGGCGATCACTGTCGGCTCGAAATAGTCGAAGACGAGGCGCGCCAGGCTGACGCCGGATTGCGGGCGGTCGGCGAGGATGCGGGCGTGTGTGATCATGCGATCACCGCCACAACCTGTTGCCCGACCTGGCCGAATGGCGCCTCTTCGACCGTTGGTGCGTAGAAGTCGAGCACACCGCAGATGCCGGTGACCATCAGGCGCTCAAGCAATTCGCCGTCCGGCATGCCGGGGTGGCGCTCGCGCAGCAGGTCGACGGCGCGTTCCAGGCCGGGGATCCAGACCGGGCGCAGGCTGATGCCGATCAGCACGGGGTCATTCGGCCGGGTATTCATTCGCCGCTCCCGACGCGCACGGCGAGGCCGACGATGAGGCCGATGATCGGCGAGAGTCCGAGCCATGCGAGCATGATGGCGTCGATTGTGTTCATGCGGTTCTCCAGGTCGGGCAGTGGCCGGGAGCGAGCCGGGCGATATAGCGCTGGCGGGCGGCGAGCAGGGCGCGTTGCGTGGCCTCGCGGGCGCTGCTGATGGCGCGCTGCGTGGCGGCGTCGCCGACGTGCTGCAGGGCCGTGGTCTGGTCGTGCAGTTCGATTTCGAGACAGCGCACGGCGTAGAGCGCGAGCGTGCGGCGCAGGAAGTTGATGATGGTTTGCATCAGGCGGCCCTCCTGGCGGGAGCGTCGATTTTGGCCTGCAGTTGCTCGGCAGTGTTCCGGATGAGGAGTGCGCTGCACCAGCGGTCGAAATCGCCTCGCGCAGCGTCCATAAGTTCTTCGATCGGCCTGCCGGTGCTGTGCGCCCGGTAGGCGAGGCTTTTCGGGATGTCGCGCAGGGCGTCTTTGAGGTGGTATCTGATGCCGTGCTCTGCGTCAAGGCCGCCATCTCTGGTCAGCGAAGCGAATCCCCATTCCGAGTGCGTGCGAATCAGCGCGATCTGCTCGACGAGCGTGTTGCGTGGCCAATTGTCGATCATGGCGGCGGCCACGCTGGTGGCTTTGATGACGAAGGCTTCGCGCTCGACTTCGGCGCGTTTCGCTTTTTTGGCCTCGGCGCGCTTGATCTTGCCGAAAGATTCGAGGATCTGCGCGCTCTTGCGCAGCAGCGCCGAGTCGTCGCGCTCGATGCCGCTGTGCTCGGCGAGGTTGCGCAGGGCGGTGGCGGTGCGCACCGCCTGGCTGGCGGTGTTCTGGATGTGGCGGGCGGCCATGGGCGGTCTCCGGTTAATGAGTCGAAATGGCGAAACGGCGATTCAGGCGGTTGCGCAACCAGGGCGCCAGCGCCACCGGGCGCGCCTGGTCGCTGAGATGGAAGCGGGCGAGGGTGTTGGCGTAGAGCAGGGCGGTGCGAACGACGTTGAGCGGGATGTGGTGCATGTCGGTCTCCTTATTTGCAGCGCGCGCAGCGGCTGACGAGCCGGCGCAGGGCATCGGGCGTGCTGGCGCGGCCGAGAAACACGCGGCGCAGCGAGATCCGGCGATAAAGCGAAAAGCCGGCCGCGTCGCGCAGGAAGAACATGCCGGCCGAACGGGCGGTCAGGGCTGCTTTTTCGATGGCGGTGATGGCGGGCATTGGGTGGGCTCCGGTGGATGTGTTGAGGTAATACTAAACACTATGTTTATTGTTGTCAACGCGGCGTGTAGTTTCGGGCAAAAAAAGACCGCCGATCGGCGGCTCTGTGTGCTTGTGGATTTGTGGGCTGTGCTATTGCTCCGAAAGCGGGATCAGCGCGCACCCGCAGTGCTTGCATTTGCGGGCATCGATGAGAACGAGTTCTCTGCAGTCCGGGCACCGCGCGTGCGTTTTGTTCAGCGGGGCGTCGTCCTGTGCCGTTGGCAGTGCGGCGACGACGAGGGCGAATGGGCCGAGCAACAGGCCCAGGATAAACCATCCGCAGCCGCTACGGCTTTTGCTGTTGGCGATCAGCATGGCCGCGAACCCGAAGAGGAGCCAGATCATCAGGTATTCCACGGCTAGTCTTCCTCAAGTTTCCACATAACCTTGCCGATGACAGTAAATTCATCGTAGATAGGCGGGTAATGATCGTTAAGCGACCTAAGCCATCGCCGTCCAGCCTCCTCGGTGTAAACCTTGAGCGTGACATCGTCGCAGCCGGCTAATTTGGCAATAATTCGGTCGCCATTGATCGGGTCACGCTTGCTGGGGTCAACAAGAATGATGCACCCGTCCGGGTAGCTCTTCCCGAAGCGTGCAGTCATCGAGTCGCCGACGACACGCAGCGCAAACGTATGCTCGCTGTTTCCCTTCAGAATCGGGAGCCAGAGCTCGGCATAGCCTGGCTCGTAAATATCCACTTCTACTGTCCACATCCCCGCATTCACCCCCGAAATTAGCGGAATCCGGCCCTTGATATCAGGGCCTGGCTCCACGTTTTTATGTGGCGTGTAGTGTGCGCGTTGTTCAGAAACTTTGAAATCGGCTGAAGGTAATAGGCGCTTCTCTTCGACCATCGGAGATTCGCCGGTCTCTAGCCATTCTGGACGGCACCCGATCTTCTGGCAGATTTCAACGGTCTTTTCCTTGGGAACGCCGCGGCGCTTCCAGTTGGTCATGGTCTGGTCGGACTCGCCGAGGAGTCGTGCGATGTCCGCGTAACTTTTTAATCTTTTGAGGTCTCGCGCCGCGTCAAGTAATCGTTTCGCATCTGGTGTCATGCGGTTGATAGTAGCCATCTAAACACTCCGTTGATTCACGTGGCGTTGACAAAAACTAAACACGTCGTTTAGAATTGTTTTCATGGATGACAAAACCCTTATTAAATCGCTAGGCGGGCCGGCTGAAGTGGCTCGGCTTCTTGGCTACAGCGTCAAGGATGGCGGGGTGCAGCGCGTGCACAACTGGATGTCGAGAGGCATCCCCGCGGCGGTAAAAGTTCAGCATCAAGATATTTTCTTGCGCGGCACCGAAAAGAAAGAGGCCGCCTGAGATGAGCCAGCGAATCGACGACATGATTGATTCAATCAAAGTGGCGATCTGTGCGGATATTGCCGCAGGGGCATTTATTTTTGATGCGGCCCAGTCGGCATCTGTGCCAAAAAAACAGAGGCCATCGAGTAAATCGAGTCGATATGTTGTTCGATTCTCGCGCTCAAATCTCCCCGGCCTGTTGCGTTTGTCACGCTCCCGGAAATCGCGCTGATCATGGCTGAGTGGATGGGCTCCAGATTGACGTTGTTGTGCGCCGCCTCGCGCGCCAGGAGAAACGAAAGCATTGTTTCGATGACGATCAATCGAGTGGCGATCTGTTCTTGTACGTTTTGTTCCATGGCGGCCCCTGCTGGTTTTCTGGATTGATGGCGTGAGAACTTTCGATTCTACAACAGGGGCCGCCGCCCTTATTACCGTTCCCTCCCTCGGTAATCCTGCGATTGTCTCCCGCATGGTTTTGGCCTCGCCCGGTTCGCGCCGGGTGGGGCTGTCTTTTTCGATGGGATGACGATGGCCCGCGACATTATTGTCAAGGTGAGCTTTAACGCCGATGAGTATCTGGCGCTGGTGGCGATTGCGGAATCGGACGGGCTGAGTCATTCGGCGCTGCTCCGGTTGCTGGCCAAGCAGAAGATGCGGGCCTTTGCGATAGCTGCATTGTCCGGCGATGACGCGGATGACGAAATGCCCGGAAAGTCACGCAAGCGGGCCTATGTCTCTACCAGCAACCCCCTAGACCTGCTACGCGGAACCGAGTAACCATGGATGAGATCGATCGCGCTCAGGAGCGTGAACAGATGGACCGCGCCAATGCCATCGCCGCAACACTGCGCAGCGCGGCATCGACACTGCTGCCGGCCTGTGGCGCGTGCTACAACTGCCAGTCCTCCGTGCCGCCGGGCTTGCGCTTCTGCGACAAGGACTGCGCCGACGACCACGCCGCACGCAAGAGCGCGGAGGTTCGCCGTGGGTAGCTATGCAATCCCCACCCCCCGAGTAGCCGGCAGCGCCTCAAGTCAACGGCAAGGCATGCCAGGCCACGGGTCCTCCCTGAGCTTCTTACACGCGGGTCATTCGCAGATCGCGAATCCGCTAGGGCGTGGCATTTGAGCAAGGTGAAAAGCCTGCGCGAGACGATGCCGGTGGTTTCGGCGTTTGTCGATGAGCTGCGCGAGGCGTTTGGAGCGGTGGAAATCAACACACAAATCCGCGCTGGAATGGCCGGCGAGGGTACTTTTTGGGCCAGCGAGAGCGGGGTCGAGGTCGGCAGCAAGCCGCGTCAGATCCCGCCGAGGCTTCAGTCAGGGAGTGGACGATGATCAATGTTCGGATCGAAGGGCTGGATGCGCTCAAGGCGAAGCTCGCCGGCAAGGCGCGGCAGATTCCCTTCGCCGCCAGCCGCGCGCTGAACGCCACGGCGCAGAAAGTCGCCGAGGCGATGCCGGCCGAGATCGAGCGGGCAATCGACAAGCCGACGCCATTCACGAAGCGCGGAGTGCGCGTGCTCAAGTACGCCAACAAGGCGAATCTTTCAGCGACGGTCGGCTTCATGGCCGCACAGGCGAAATACATGCTGCTGCAGATCGCTGGCGGCGTGCGTCATCCCGGATCTGGCGGACTGCGTCTGCCGGGGGCAATCAAGGTCAATGAGTTCGGCAACATTCCGAAGGGTTTGATCGCCCAGTTGCTGGCGGTGGCCAACAATGAACGCAAGCTCGGCAAGGTCAAGGCGCGCCGCGTGCAGATCAGCAACAAGGTCGAGCTGTTCTACGGCGATCCGACCGACCAGGGCGGCAAAAAATACCCGCGCGGAATCTACAAGCGCGTCGTCCAGAACGGCCGGCACATCCTCATTCCGCTGATCGTCTTCCCGTCCACGCCGGCCAAGTACAAACCCCGCTTCGACTTCCAGCGCAAGGCCGCCGCCATCGTCGCCGCCGAATGGCCGCGCCAGTTCGACGCCGCCCTGGCCGACGCTCTGAGGACGGCACGATGAGCTACGCCAACTACGACCACGTAGTCGACCAGCTTCAAGCCGGCGGCCTGCTCCTGCGCGACGGCATCGAAGTCGGAACCCCACGCCCGGTGCGCTGCTTTACCGAGGACGGCGGGCGCGAGAAGCGCGGCTGGTACTGGCTGCACGACATCGACCTCACCGACGCCGACGGCCAGCGCAAGTGCTACATCGTCGGCGCCTGGGGCATCTACCAGGGCAACGACAACGGCAAGACCAAGATCATCCTCAAGCGCGACGGCCCGGCGCTGACGTCTGCCGAAAAGGACGCCATCCGCGCCCGGCACGACGCCAACATGAAGCGCGCCAAGGCCATTCGCGCCGCCGAAGCGCACCGCGCAGCCGAAGAAGCCGCCCGCGCCTGGCACAAATACACCCCCGAAGGCGAGTCCGACTACCTCAAGAAGAAGGGCGTCGCCGCCCACGGCCTGCGCTTCTCGCCCTCGGGCAACGGCACCTGCGCCATCCCCATGCTGCGCGACGGCAAGCTCGCCGGCCTGCAGATCATTCGCGGCAAGGATCGCGGCAACAAGCTCGGCAAGCAGTATTGGCCGGGCGGCATGGATAAAGTCGGCGCCTTTCACCTTATCGGCGGCAGCCCGTCCGGCCTCGTCCTGATCGCCGAAGGCTACGCCACCGGCGCCAGCCTGCATGAAGCCACCGGCCTGCCGGTCGCCATCGCCTTCGACGCCGGCAGTCTGATGCCTGTCGCCCAGGCCATCGCCAAACGCTACAAGACCGGCCAGATCCTCATCTGTGCCGACGACGACTACCTGCAGAAATGCAAGCATTGCGGCCTTGTTACTTTGGTGGAAGACCCAATCTGCTGCCACTGCGGAAAACTTCACGAACAATCAAACCCCGGCGAGACCGCCGCCCGCAACGCCGCCGTCGCCGTTGGCGGATCGTATCTCCTGCCCATTTTCGCCGCCGATCGCGCCGGCAAGAAAATCACCGACTTCAACGACATCCAGCAAGCCGAAGGCCAGCACGTCGTCCGCGAACAGATCGAAGCCCACCTCCGGACGATTGGCTGGAGCCTTCCGCAGGCGCGGGAATCCGCCACCAAGGGGGGAGGGGAAAAAGCCGACAAGGCCGAAGGCCGGCAGCGCGCCCTCTCAGTGATGGATCTTCTCGACGCCATCGACCGCTTCGTCCCGCTCGACGACGGCACCGGCAAATACGTCTTCGACAACTGGACCAACAAGCTCGCCCTCAAGGACCAGATGCTCGCCCTGCTGCCGGCCGGCGTGCGCTGGGACGACGTCAAGCGCAACAGCACCTGGATCAACCGCGGCGCCTACTACCTCGACGAAGTCGGCTTCGACCCGTCCGGCGTCGACAAGATCGTCAAGCTCAACACCTGGAAGGGCTGGCCGATGCAGCCCAAGGCCGGCAGCTGCGAGCGCCTGCTCGAGCTGATCGAATACATGTGCCAGGGCGAAGCCAACCACCGAGAAGTCTATCGCTGGCTCCTATGCTGGATGGCCTACCCGCTGCAGCATCCGGGCGCCAAGATGAGCAGCGCGGTAATCATGCACGGCCCGCAGGGCACCGGCAAAAGCACCATATTCCAGACCCTCGCCAAAATCTACGGCGACTACTCCACCGTGCTCAACCAGCGCGGCCTCGAAGACAAGTTCAACGCCGACTGGTCCGACTCCAAGCTCTTCATCCTCGCCGAGGAAGTCGTCACCCGCGCCGAAATGTGGCACATCAAGAACGAGCTCAAGGAACTGATTACCGGCGAGTGGGTGCGCGTCAATCCGAAGGGCATCACCGCCTACCGCCAGCGCAACCAGGTCAATGTCGCCTTCCTCTCCAACGAAAACCAGCCGCTGCCGATCGAGAACGACGACCGCCGGCACTGCGTTATCTGGACCCCGCCGCAGCTCTCGGCCACCACCTACGACGAAGTCAATATCGAGCTCGACAACGGCGGCGTCGAAGCCTTCTACCACTACCTGCTCAACCTAGACCTCGCCGACTTCCACCCGAAGAAGCGCCCGCCGATGACCGAGGCCAAGAAAAGCCTCATCGCCCTGTCTTTGCCCAGCGAGCACCGCTTCATCAACGAATGGATCAGCGGCGACACCGACTGGCCGGTGGTGCCCTGCCTGGCCACCGACCTCTACGCCGCCTACCTCAAGTGGTGCCGATCAAACGGCGAACAGCGCCCGCGCGCCAGCAACATGTTCCACGGCGCCGTCGCGCGCCTTCCCGGCTGGGGGAAAAAGCGCGCCCGCTGCTACGCCGACCTGCACTGCACTGGCAAGACCGACCCCAAGGTCTTCGTCATCCCGCCGCTCGCCGTCCTGCAGGAAGCCAAGACCGCCATGCCGGAAAACGAAGACCCCGCCGTCTGGCTCACCCAGTGCATGTTCGAATTCAAGCAAAACCAGAGCGAAAAGGACGACCGATGGGCCGCCTGACGCACCAAACGCCTGAAAAACCCGTTTTGTTCAGGGTTTGTTCAGGGAACCCTGAACAGGCTGCGCCCAGTAACGGCGCGGCTGTTCAGGGTGTTCAGGGTGTTCAGGGTTTATGCGCCCGTGTGCGAGTGTATGCATGCGCCGGCACAGGCACCCCCGCGAACGCCTCGCGCGCGCTTCACGTTAACAATCTCTCCTACGCGCGGATATGTAAAAGAACCATGAACACCCTGAACAGCACTGGTACGACTGGCCGCAACCTGTTCAGGGTTCCCTGAACAGACCCTGAACAGACGCCCGAACCCTGAACAGACCGGAAAAAATGACCACCGCCAACTTCTCCACCTTCGCCCGCCACCTCGGCGTCGCCCCGAGCTACATCACCAAGCTCAAGGCCGAAGGCCGGCTCGTCCTCAACGCCGCCGGCCTGGTCGAAGTCGAAGCCAGCGAACAACTCATCGCTCAGACCGCCGGCAACCGCCCAGACGTCGCCGCCCGAAACGCACAAACGCGCACAGGCGCAAAAAAGGCAGCGGGGCAGGGTAACGGCGCCAGCGCAGCCGGAAAAACCGCACAGCGCGCCACGACGCAAGCCGCAACCCCCCCCGTCACGCAGACAGAATCCGAGAAAATCGGCACCAGCCTGCAAACCGCCCGCGCCTTCAAGGAAAAATACAGCGCGCTGAAGGCCAAGGCCGAATACGAAACCATGATCGGCGACCTGATCAGCCGTGAAGACGTCGAAGCCGCCATGCGCTTCATCGGCGGCGCCGTGCGCGCCGCGCTCGAAGTCTTCCCCGACCAGACCGCGCCGCTCGTCGCCCCGGTATCCAACCTCGCCGAAATCCACGAAATCCTCACCCAGTCCGCCCGCGACGCCCTGCACGGCATCGGCGAAGCGATCAAGCGCCAGCAGGACGAACTCAAAACCAAGGCCACCGCATGAAAATCGAAACCCTGCCCACCGACAGCCTCACCCCTTACGCGCGCAACAGCAAGATCGGCGACGCCATCTACGAGCCGTTCTCTGGCAGCGGCACCACGATCATCGCCGCCGAGCAGACCGGCCGGCGCTGCTACGCCATGGAACTCTCCCCCAACTACGTCGACGTCGACGTTCGCCGTTGGCAGGCCTACACCGGCCAGCGCGCCGTGCACACCGTCACCGGCGAACCCTTCCCCGCATGAGCAAACTCTCCCACTGCCTAGCCGTCGCCTGGTCCGCCATGGCCCCCCGGAAGCCGCTCTCGGTTTCCGAGTGGGCCGACGCGAATCGCCAGCTCACCGGCAAGCAGTCGGGCGAGCGCGGCCAGTGGCGCACGCGGCGCACGCCGTTCTTGAAGGAGATCATGGACAGCCTGTCGGCCAACTCCCGCGTGCAGCACATCGTCGTTATGAAATCCTCGCAGGTCGGCGTCACCGAGGCCACCGTCAACTTCGTCGGCTACACCATGGACCACGCCCCGGCGCCGATGATGATTCTGCTCCCGACGCTCGACTCGCGCGACGCCTGGAAGGCGCAAAAGCTCAACCCGCTATTGCTTGAGACACCGGTCATCCGCGACATCCTCGGCGGCCAGCGCTCGCGCGACGCAGCCAATCGCGGCGACATGATCGACTTCCCCGGCGGCGTGCTCTTCCTGGCCGGCGGCAACAGCCCGAACAGCTACGCCCAGCGCTCGGTGCGCACCATCATCATGGACGACCTCGACCGCTTCCCGCCCGAAGTCGGCAGCGAGGGCGACCCGGTCAAGCTCGCCGAAGGGCGCACCAAGGCCTTCGCCCGCTCGAAACGCATGCTGATCAGCACGCCCACCGTCTCCGGCGAATCGCTGATCGAGCGCGAATGGGAAAAGAGCGACCAGCGCAAGTACCACCTTCCGTGCCCGCACTGCGATGCCCTGCAGGCGCTAGAATGGGGCAGCCCGGAAAGCGCACACGGCATCAAATGGAGCAAGGTCGACGGCGAAATCATCGCCGCCTGGTACGTGTGCAATGCCTGCGGCCGCGAGATCAGCGAGCACCACAAGCCGAAGATGCTGGAGAACGGCCGCTGGATCGCCGAACACCCGGCGCGCCACATTCGCGGCTACCACCTCACCGCCTTGCTCGCCCCGGTCGGCCTCGGCCCCAGCTGGCTCGACCTCGCCCGCGAGTGGCAGGACGCCATCAAGAGCCCCGGCACCCTGCGCACCTTCGTCAATACCCACCTCGGCGAACCGTGGATCGAAGCCGGCGACCACGTCGAGCCGGTCGGCCTGATGGCCCGCCTAGAGGACTATGACGAACTGCTGCCGACGCTGCCGAAAGCGCTGCTACGCACCGCCGGCGCCGACGTGCAGAAAGACCGCATCGAATGCAGCGTCGTCGACTGGCACGCCGGCGAAGAAGCCTACGTGATGGAACACTTCATCACCCCCGGCGACACCGCACAGCCCGAAGTCTGGGCGCGCTTCGCCGAGGAGCTTTCGTACTGGGCGCCGCAAGCGCTCGCCGTCGACTCCGGCTACAACGCCAGCCTGGTCTATGCCTTCGTCGAAAGGAAGCGCTGGGCGATGGCCGTGAAGGGCGTCGCCGGCCCCGGCCGCCCGATCGTCGAAGACGAAAAAGCCCGCCGCCAGCGCCTGCGCCGGCAGCGCAAGAAGGGCATCACCGTGCACATGGTCGGCGACGACCAGGCCAAGGCCCTGATCTACTCGCGCCTGAAGATAAAAGAGCCCGGCCCCGGCTACATCCACTTCCCGCGCGACCCGGCCTTCGACGACGAGTATTTCGCCCAGCTCACCGCCGAAAAGCTCGTCACCAAGATCCGCGGCACGCGCCCCTACGTCGAATGGGTGCAGACCCGGCCGAGAAACGAAACGCTCGACTGCATGAAATACGCCCTGGCAGCGCTTCGGCTGTCGGGCGTCGACCTGAAAAAAGCAGCACAAAACCAAAAAACCGAGCCCCCGGCCACGCAGCCGGCGGCCACCGCAACACCGGGAGCCACCTATCGCGGCCAGACACGGCGCCGCGTCGTTTCGCAGGCTCACAGATAATGTCCGAATTCGTGGAAGATGTGCGTGCCCGCATGGTTGCCGGCATGACCGAAAAACTCGGCATCAGCGCCGAAGTCGCCGGCCTGCTGGCTGGCGAAGTCCTGGCCGAAATTTATCAGGACTGGAAAGGCGAGCGCCCCTACATCGGGCCGCCAAAAGAAGCCGCCGAACAGCGCGAGGCGCGCAACCGGGCGCTGTTTCGTGACTGGAAAAACGGCGAGCGCATCCCCTTCCTCGCCCGCCGCTACCAGATCAGCATCAAGCGCGTCTATGCCCTGCTGAAACTTTCTCGCGCCGTGGCTTAACCGCGAGACAGCAAAAACCATAAAACAGCGGTATGGCTCAAACCGTACCCACCCGCGAACCGTCCACGGTCGTCGCCGGCGACACCATCGCCTGGCGAAAAACCCTCGTCGATTACCCCGCCAGCGCCGGCTGGGTGCTCAAATACCGGCTGATCAACGCTGCCGGCAAGATCGACATCACCGCCGCCGCCGACGGCGCCGACCACCTGGTCGGCGTCAGCGCGGCGACCAGTGCCGCCTATGCCGCCGGCGCCTACGCCTGGCAAGCCACCGTCGAAAAATCCGGCGAACGCTACACCATCGGCACCGGCAGCATCGCCATCGCGCCCAACCTCGCCGCGCAGGCCGGTGGCTTCGACACGCGCAGCAGCGCCCGCCAGACGCTCGACCTGCTCGACCAGGCCATGGTCGCGCACGGCCCCAGCGCCTGGACGCACGAATACGAAATCGCCGGCCGGCGCATGAAGTTCCGCACCCCCGTCGAATTCATGGGCCTGCGCAACAAACTCAAGGCCGAAGTCGTGCGCGAAGAAGCCGCCGACCGACTCGCCGCCGGCTTGCCGGGCCGGTCAAAAGTCATGGTCAGGTTTTAAGCGATGAGCGCCCCCAACTGGTACAACGCCGAGCGCGTCAAACAACCGGGCAGCGTCGTCCTCGCCAAGTGGAACGCCGAGCGCCAGGCCGCCAAGGTCGTGCCGCTGCGCAACCACCGCGCCTTCAGCGCCGCCCGCGTCGATCGCCTGACCGCCAGCTGGCTGGCCACCACAAACAGCATCAACAACGAACTACGCGGCGACCTCGACCGCCTGCGCGCCCGCTCGCGCGACCTCGCCAAAAACAACGACTACGCGCGCAAGTTCAAAAAAATGGTGGTAACCAACGTCATCGGCCCGAACGGCTTCAAGCTCCAGGCGCGCGTCATGAACAGCGCGAGCACCGCCGACGCCCTGGCCAACGACGCCATCGAAGGCGGCTTCGCCGACTGGTCGCGGCGCGGCGTCTGCGAAATCACCGGCCGCATGAGCTTTACCGACCTCTGCCGCGCCGTCATCGGCGACGTCGCCATCGACGGCGAATTCCTCGTGCGCAAGATTCGCGGCAAAGCAGCCCGCAACACCTACGGCTTCGCCTTGCAGCACCTCGACATCGACCGCCTCGACACCAACCTCAACCGCACGCAGAGCGGCAGCAGCAACGCCATCGTGATGGGCATCGAGATCGACGCCTATCGCCGGCCAGTCGCCTACCACCTGTTCACCAGCCACCCGAACGACGGCATCTCCGGCGGCCGAACGCGCGAAGCCGTGCCGGCCGACGACATCATCCATGGCTACATCGTCGAATACGCCGAACAGATCCGCGGCGCGCCGTGGATGAGCTCGGCCATCCTGACCATGCACCACCTCGGCGAATTCGAACAGTCCGCCCTGCTCGCCGCGCGCAAGGGCGCCGACACCCTCGGCTTCTTCGTCAGCCCGGACGGCCTGCCGCCGGCCACCGACACCGAGGGCGCCGACGGCGACCCGATCCAGGTGAGCGTGCCCGGCCACTACGACACGCTGCCCGACGGCTACGATTTCAAGGCCTACGACAGCAAATACCCCGACGCCATGCTGGAGTCGTTCACCAAATCCTTCCTGCGCCGTATGGCCAGCGGTCTCAACGTAGCCTACAACAGCCTCGGCAACGACCTCGAAGGCGTCAATTTCAGCAGCATCCGCAGCGGCGTCATCGAAGAGCGCGACCAGTGGATGACCGTCCAGGGCTGGTTTGCCGACGCCATGCTCGAGCAGGTGCACGGCGACTGGCTCAGCCTCGCGCTGCTCAACAACGCCCTGACCATGCCCAACGGATCCCCTTTGCCGGCCGCCAAGCGCGACAAGTTCGCCGCCCACCAATGGCAAGGCCGCCGCTGGCAGTGGGTCGATCCGCTGCGCGACATCGAAGCCAGCCTCGCCGCCATCCGCGCCGGCCTCACCAGCCCCTACACCATCGCCAGCCAGATGGGCCTCGACCTCGACGACGTCATCGCCGACCTTGCCCGCGCCAACGCCACCGCCGCCGCCGCCGGCCTTCCGGCCTACGCAGCGCCGATGCCTGCATCCGCGCCAACTATCGCCTAGCTAGGAAAGCCATCATGACCTTACGCGTAAAAATGACCGAAACCCGCAATGCGGGCTCCGGCAGCTTCCACGTCTCCGGACAAGAGTACGACATCGAATACGCCACCGCGCGCCTATACCTGCACCACGATTGGGCCACCTACGTCAGCGGAGAAATAGTGCCGAATGCCGGCGTGCCGGTACTGGCTTCTACCAATCTCACCGGGAAGATTACAGCCACGGCTGGGGGGGTTGAAATTCCACTGGCGCAAGTCCATCCGGCGTATTTCTGCCATCTCAACGCGGCGACCCTGACTGCTGATGATGGAACGTGGTACGACGCATCTGGTGCCGGGAATAACGCCAGTCGAGGCGCAAACCTGTCGATAGCGCAGATGGCGGCAGTTGGCGGGTACGCAACGGTCGTCGCGCCTGTAACCGGCACGCTCGATAGCGTTCTGCATCTACCCTCGCTGAATTTCGACTTCAACGCAGGGGAAGCGCTGCTGATCTACTGGCGCGGCAAGATGGCGGCTCCCGCTGCGCAAGTCAATTTGATGGGCGACTCTGAAAGCAACTTCCGCAACGGTTTTAAACTCCGCATTGCCACGAGCGGTAAGGTCGATCTGGCGATGTACAGCGCGACCGGGCCCACAAACCTGTTTGGACCAGCAGGCACCGCCAACTTGGCAGACGGCGCAGCGCATGACTTCGCCGTTCTGATTGATGGTTCCGCCAAAACGCTCAATCGGTGGGAGGATGGCGTTCTGGTTGGCACCACAGCAGCGTTCGGGGCGAGTGGTTGCGATACCACAAACACCAATGACTTCATGCTTGGCGCAGGTTATAAAGTCCCGACAAACGCTACCGGCATCGCAGCATCGACGCGTTGCATGGCAATGCTTCGGTGGGGCGCGGCTTGGACTAAGCCGACTGCCGCACAGGTGACAACGGCAGTACAGCGCCTGCGCAGCAATCCGTCCCGGCTGCTGACCGCGAGCGATCTGTAATGTCGCTGCTTTCTAGCTACCCCCTGTCGTCAACGTTTGCAGGGGTTGATTCCCTACAGGCGAATGGCGTATCCGGCACTGGCGATGCACTGGCAAACGGGATTGGCGACAGCCTCTACATTGCAGACGGCTGCATGGTGTCCCATTTACGTGACACGGATGCGCTGATTGGCGCCGGGAATCGCTGCGAGATCACCGGGCCTGTCGATGCGCTTGGCGATGAGCGTTGGTACTCCTACGAGTGGTATGCAGACGGTTGGCCTGTTGGCCGGCAGTTTAGCTTGCAACAAATCCACGATACGCCAGATGGCGGTGACGCCGCGAGGGCGCCAAATTTTCTGATGCTGTATGACGGTGCAAACCTGATGGCGCATCTTCCGCAGTCACAGCCACCGACTGAGAGCGTCAATTACAACTTGATTGGCTCGATGCCGATGGCGCAAGGGGCGTGGCACTCCGTCATGCTCCATGCGCGGTGGTCGAATGCCGGGGCGGGGCTGATTGATGTCTATATGGACGGGTATGCAGTAGCGCGTCAGATCAATATCGGCACGACCTACACGGATGTCGTCGGCCCGTATTTCAAGCTGGGCGTCTATGACTACAGTCACGCAGGTGGTTTCGGCGAGCGCATCGGCAAATTCCGCAACGTGAAGATTTGGGGCGGACAAGAAAAGCTGTCGAATGCGCTTGGCGATGCGCCGAAGTGCAGGCCGTTCGCCGTGAAAATCTAATCCCCCGCAATTCACTTTTCGCTCACCTCTGCACAAAGATCACAAACCGCCCTCGGGCGGTTTTTTCTTTTCCGTCGCCGTACATAGCGCGCCTGTCTGCCGCAACTTTTCTCGCGCCGTGGCTTAAACGCGAGACAGCGGACGCGGTTTGATGCCTCCATCAAGGAGGCTTCATGCAAAGCCAAATCAAGCAGATCAAACCCGGCACCACCGCGCATCGCGCCTTCGCCGTTGACCGCGCCGCGATCAACGAAGAAACGCGCACCGTCGAACTGGCCTTCGCCAGCGAAACGCCCTACGAGCGCTGGTTCGGTATCGAAATCCTCGACGTTTCAGCAAAGTCCATGCGTCTCGACCGCCTCAAATCCGGCGGCCCCTTGCTCATGGATCACGACAGCCGCGATCACGTCGGCGTCATCGAATCTGTCCAGATCGGCGCCGACCGGGTCGGCCGCGCCGTGGTGCGTTTTGGAAAAAGCGCGCGGGCGGAAGAGATCTACCAGGACGTGAAAGACGGCATCCGCTGCAACGTCAGCGTCGGCTACATGATCCACAAAGCCACGCTGGTCGAGACCACGGGCGACCAGGACACCTATCGCGTCAGCGACTGGGAGCCCTTCGAAGTATCCCTCGTCTCCGTACCTGCTGACGCCTCCGTCGGCATCGGCCGCAGCGCCGCCCCCGGCGAGCGCATTGAAATCGAAATTCTCGAAACAAAAGCATCCCCCCCTATTTCCCAGGAGCAAAAAATGCCCGAAATCACCGTCGAAGAGCACCGCGCTGCCGGCGCTCAATCCGCCATGAACCGCGTCGCCGAAATTATCGCCATCGGCAAGCAATACAAGTGCGCCGACATCGCCGCCGACTTTGCCGCCTCCGGCAAGTCGGTCGAAGAGTTCAAGAGCGAAGTCATGGCGCGCATGGCCAACAAGCCGCTTGAGTCCGCCGACATCGGTCTCTCGCAAAAAGAAGCGAAATCGTTCAGCTTCCTGCGCGCCATCAACGCCCTGTCCAATCCCGGCGACCGCAAGGCGCAGGAGCTGGCAGCCTTCGAGCGCGAGTGTTCGGACGCCTTCGGCGGCAAGCTCGGCCGCGCCGCCACCGGCTTCTTCGTCCCGGCCGAAGTCCAGCGCCGCGACCTCGTCGTCGGCACGACCACGGCCGGCGGCCATACCGTCTCGACCGATCTGCTCGCCAGCAACTTTATCGACCTCCTGCGTAACCGCATGATGATCATGAAGATGGGCGCCCAGCTGCTCGGCGGCCTGACCGGCAACATCGCCATCCCGCGCCAGACCGGCGGCGCTACCGCCTACTGGGTCGCCGAATCCGGCGCCCCGACCGAATCGCAACAAGCCTTTGACCAGGTGACGATGTCGCCGAAAACCGTCGGCGCCTTCACCGACATCAGCCGCAAGCTGTTGCTGCAGTCGAGCGTCGATATCGAGGGCTTCGTCCGCAAGGATCTGGCCACCGTCCTCGCGCTGGCCATCGACCAGGCCGCGATCAACGGCTCCGGCGCCTCCAACCAGCCGACCGGCATCATCACCACGTCCGGCATCGGCTCCGTCGCCGGCGGCACCAACGGCCTCGCGCCGACCTGGGCGCACATCGTCGAACTGTGGAGCGACGTGGCCACCGCCAACGCCGACTTTGGCGCCACCGGCATCCTGACCAACGCCAAGGTCATCGGCAAGCTGCTCGCCACGCTCAAGGCCTCGGGCGTCGCCGGCTACCTGTGCGAAAACTTCCCCGACGCCAACGGCATGACCTCGGTCGGCGGGCTGCGCACCGGCGTCTCCAACCAGGTGCCGAGCAACCTGACCAAGGGCTCCTCATCCGGCGTCTGCTCGGCGCTGATCCAGGGCAACTGGAATGACCTGATCATCGGCCAGTGGGGCACGCTCGATCTGACCGTCGATCCCTACAGCGGCAGCACCTCCGGCACCGTCCGCGTGGTCGCCCTGCAGGACGTCGACATCGCCGTCCGGCATGCCGAATCGTTCAGCGCCATGCTCGACGCACTGACGACCTGAGCGTGAAAGCAATCCGCATCCTCGCGAAGTGCGCTGCCTCCGGGCAGCACCTTCCGGCCGGCAAGGTGTTCCGCGTGCCCGAGCAGGTATCGGCAGAAGATGCCGGCCGACTCGTGCGCATGCGGCGGGCCGAAGAAGTCGACGCGAAGGCCGCCAAGGCCGGCGCGAAGGCCGAACCGGACGCGGCCGCGCAATGAGCTTTGCCGAGACTTTCGCGCCGTTTTTCGCCGACTTCGGGGTGCTCGCCACCCTGAACGGCGTCGCCGTGCCCGGCATCTTTGACGAAAAACCGCTGCTCGCTTTCGACATCGTCGGCGGCAATGACCCGCGCTTCACGCTCCGGGCCACCGACCTGCCGATCGAGCCGCGCGGCCTCCCGTTCGTCATCGGCGCACGCAGCTTCACCGTGCGCGACTGGCAGACAGACGGCACCGGCCTCGCCACCCTGCAGCTGGAGGCGGCATGAGCCACGTCCGCCGCCAGATCCGAGAAGCAGCAGCGGCAGCCGTCACCGGCCTAGCGACGACCGGCAGCAAGGTCTTTCAGTCGCGCATCTACCCGCTGCGCGATGCCGATCTTCCGTGTCTGCTGATCAGCACCGACGACGAGCAGATCGAATCCGACAACGTCACCGACGACCGCCCGCAGCGCCGCACCCTGACCCTCACCATCAAGGGCGTTGCCAAGGCCACCGCCGACCTCGACGACACCCTCGACGCCATCGCCGAGCAAGTCGAGCCAGTCCTGATCGGCAACCTGCTCGGCAACAAGCTCAAGGACTGCACGCTGAGTTCGATCCACATCGACCTCGACGACAGCCTGGATAAGCCCGTCGGCATCATCACCCTGCAATTCCAGACCATTTATTTCACCTCGCCGGCCGCGCCCGGCACGGCCCTCTAGGAGCAAGCAACCATGACCATCCATATCAATGCCGGCCTCAAGCTGTTCATGGAGTCCGCCATCGGCGCGGCGCTGACCATCACCGGCATCACCAAGGCCGCGCCTGGCGTCATCACCAGCACCGCGCACGGCCTCGCCAACGGCGATATCGTCCTGCTCCTGATTCAGGGCATGGTCGAACTCAACGGCCGGCTGTTCAAGGTCGTCGCCACCGCTGCCAACACCTTCAGCATCGCCGGCATCGATGGCGTCACTGGCCTCGATACCACGCTGTTCAACACCTTCAGCAGCGGCTCGGCGCAAAAGGTCACCCTCGGCACCTCGATCACCGGCGTGCAGGACTTCCAGTTCGGCGGTGGCGAAATCAAGGTCACCGACAGCACCACGGTCAATGACGTCGTCGACACCCAGATCGTCGTCGGCGCCTCCGCACAATCAGCGGACATGACCATGCAGTGGGACCCGGCCAGCGTCGCCCAGCAGGCCATGATCACCGCCTTCGCCACGCGCGCCAACAAGTCCTTCAAGGTCTTGTGGCCAGACGGCGCCTACGCCATGTGGTACGGCACCGTCGGCTACACCGGCGCGCCAGGCGGCGGCAAGCAGGCCGTCACCACCAGCCCGGCCAAGATCACCATGCTCGGCGGCCTGACGATTCAGAGCGCCTGATGAAACAACTCGACCTCGCAAAATTCCAGCGTGGGCGCGAAAGCGTCATCGAAGCGGCGGGCTTCAAGTTCACTATCCGCCGCCCGCCGTCCCTCGACATCGCCCGCGCCGGGGCCGAAGGCGTCGCCATGTCGATCGAATTCGCCGTGCGCTACGTCGTCGGCTGGGAGGGCGTTCAGGAGTCCGATCTGCTTCCCGGCGGAGATCCCGAGCCGGTAGCCTTCGACGCCGCCGTCTTCAAAGCCTGGGTCGCCGACCGCCCCGACCTCTGGCAGCCAATCGCCAGCGGCGTCATCGAAGCCTACCAGCGCCACGAGGAGGCCACCGAGGCGCGGGGAAAGCCCTAGCCAACTGGCTGGCCGCCAGCAGCCGGCCCGGCCTGCCCCCCGGCCCGGCGCCGTTTGAAAGCCGGGTCGCGGTGATGGGCTGGAACCTGATGGGCGGCACCATCGACTGGCAAGCGCTGCCCTGGGTAGCGGAGTACCTGGGCATCGACGACCTCGACGCCGTGATTCTTGACCTGACCGTAATCCGGGACTGCCAGCGATGACCGAAAAAACAGAATTTGTCCTGACCGCCAAAGACGAAACGCAGCAGGCGTTCAATAGCGTCAATGCCGGGCTGTCGAAACTCAGCGGCAGCAGCGTCAACCTCGTCGAGTCCTTCAAGAATATCGCCATGGCCTCGGTCGGCATTGCCGGTATCGGCTCGCTGGCCGCCCTGACCGGGAAGATAACCAGCGCCGTCGAAGCCATGGCGGGGCTCAAGGAAGCCGCCGAAAAAACCGGTGCCAGCGTCGAGAATCTCGGCGCGCTGAAGGGTGTCGCGAAGATCGGCGGCCGTGATTTCGACGCAATTCAGGGCGTCATCGTCAAGCTTAATAAGGCCCTGCACGGCACTGACGACGAATCGAAAGGCGCCGGCAAGGCCATCGCTGCGCTCGGCCTCGATCTGCAGGCGCTGCGCACGATGGACCCGGCCGAAGCCTTCGTCGAAATCGCCCGCGCCCAGGAGAAGTTCGCCGACGGCGGCGGCAAGACAGCCGCCCTGATGGCCATTCTCGGCAAGACCGCCGCCGAGCAGATCCCCTACATGCACGACCTCGCCGAACAGCACAAGCTGATCGGAAAAGTCACCACCGAGCAGGCGAAAGCCGCCGACGAATACGAAAAAAACGTCGTCCGCCTGACCGCCTCTTGGGGCGCACTCTCGCGCCAGCTGGCCGCCGCAGCGGTCGGCCCGATGAAGGACGTCACCGACTGGATGCTCAAGGCCCAGAAAGAGGGCGGCGTGCTCTACGGCGTCCTGATCGGCATCGGCGTCGCCATGAACAAGGCGCTGGGTGGAGAAATCAACCCGGCGAAACTTGCCGACGACCAGGCAAACAAGGCATTCACAGCTGTCGCCGACCTGCGCAAGTCGGTCGAAAAAACCCAGGCCGATCTGGATGCCGGAAACGTCGGGTTCTTGGGTAAGGGTTTTAGCGAGCGCCGCCTCGCCTCGCTGAAAGCGGAACTCTCCGCCGCCGAGAGGGAATTGAAAGGCGCTGTCAAGCGCCGCGACAAGATCGTCAACGAGGCTGTAGAGGCCGACAAGCCGAAAGATACCTCGCTCAACAGCCAGACCTTCGGCACTGCGCCGAAGGACGGCAAGGGCAGCAGCGCCGCTACGCTCTCGGACTACGACCGCATCCTGAAATCCCTTTCAGAACAGATCGCGATCAAGGAAATCGACCTGCAAAGCACCGATGCCCTGACCGCCTCGCAGAAAGAGGCAGTAAAGATCATGGTCGAGATCCGCGATGGCACGATCAAGACCACCGCCGCCGAGCGCGCCAGCCTGGCCGGCAAGCTCGAAAAACTCCTGACCATCGAAAAAGAAATCGCCGCGATGGACCGCGAGAACAAGGCGATGGACGAGTCGCAGCAAAAGCTCGCCACGCATCTCGACGCGCTCGACGAAGAGGCGCGCAAGCTGGAGAAGCAGGGCGAACTCTACGGCCTGACCGAAGCGCAGATTTCCGCGATCACCCAGGCGCGTCTGGTCGAAGAGCTCGCCATCGCCAAGAGCATCTCCGGGAATGAAGAACAGATCGCCGTGCTCGAGCGCGAGCTGGCCGTGCGCGGCCGCATCACCGACGCGCTCTCGGTGATCGACAACAAGAAAGCCGACGCCGCCCTCGAAGCGCAGAAAAGCCAGTTCGACCTGTTCGCCGAAAACGCCGCCAAGGGCATGCAGAAGTCCTTCGCCGACTTCCTCTTCGATCCCTTCCAGAACGGCACCAAGGGCATGCTGCAGAGCTTCGGCGAAACGATCAAGCGCATGGTTGCCGAAGCGGTAGCGGCCGATCTGACGCGCAAGCTGTTTGGCAGCCTGGCCGAAGGCGGCAAGGGCGACGGCCTGCTCAGTGGCGCAATGGACTGGCTCGGCGGCCTGTTCAAAAATGCCGATGGCGGCGTCTACAACTCGCCCGGCCTCTCGGCCTACTCCGGCAGCATCGTCTCGCAGCCGACTGTTTTCCCCTTCGCCAAAGGCATCGGCCTGATGGGCGAAGCCGGCGCCGAAGCCATCCTGCCGCTGCGCCGGGGTGCCGATGGCAAGCTCGGGGTCGCTGCGCAGAATAGCGGCGGCGGCCACACCATCAATGTATACGTCACAGGCAACAGCGCCCCCGACGTGCGCCGCGCCGCCGGGCAGGGCGCCCGAGAGGCGATGGCGGCGATCTCTGGCGCCGGGCGGTATCGCTGATGTCTGATTTCCTCGAAGAGCGTCTGCCGATCGACGTGCGCATGGGCGCCAGCTACGCCGACGAATTCGCCGTCGAAATCACGCAGACGCGCGGTGGCGCGGAATTCCGCCGCCTGCTGCACCCCTATCCGGTGCGCCATTTCGTCGTGCATTACACCCTGCATAGCGCTGACCTGTGGGCGCGCATCATCGCCCTCTACCACCGCGCTTACGGCCTGTTCGCCGGATTCCGCGTCAAGTGTCTGGACGACTTCAGCACCAACGCCAACACCGGCACGCCGACCGCCATCGACCAGCCGGCATTGCGCCTCTCGGCCGGCGTCTACCAGTTGCAGAAACAGTACGGCGCCGGCGCCACGCCGCTGGCCATCGGCCCGCCGCTGCGCACGCTGTTCAAGCCGGTCGCCGGATCTGTCCTGGTCGGCATTGGCGGCGTCTCGATATCGTCGAGTTACTGGAGCGTCTCGACAATCACCGGGCAAGTTACCTTCGCCGCCAACAAGTCGCGCAGCATCACCGGCATCACGCAGGCCGCCAGCGCCGTGCTGACGGTCGGGTCGCACACCTTCGCCGTCGGCGAATCGGTCTATATCAGCGGCGTCGTTGGCATGACGCAGATCAACGGCCTGCGCGGAGCAATCACGGCGACCAGCGGCACGACGATCACCGTTGCCATCAACTCGACGGCCTTCACCGCCTACAGCAGCGCCGGCACCGCGCAGACACAGCCGCAGGCCGCCGAGTCGGTAACCGCCGGCTGCCTGTTCGACATCCCCTGCCGCTTCAATTCCCGCATCGACGTCGCTGCAATCGGCGGCGACGTGCGCGAGGCCGGCAGCATCGACATTGTGGAGCTCGTCACGCCATGAAATCCGTCGTCGCCGACTACCGTACCCGCGTGATGTGCCTGCGCATCGTCCCGGCCACCGGCTCGGCCATCTACCTGACGCAGCACCCGCGCGACCTGACCATGGGCGGCCACACCTACCTGTCGTGCTCGGGCTACGAATTCACCGGCTACAGCGCCGCGGCGAATCTCTCGCCGGCGATGATCGATATGGAGGGCATCGCCGGTCTCGCCGGCATCGGTTACGACCAGATCAGCAGCGGCCTGTTCGACAGCGCACGCGCCTATCTTTTCGCCACGAGCTGGAAAACGCCGGTTGAAGATGAAGAGCCGATCGTCGCCAGCATCCTCGGCAAGACAACACTTCTCGATGGCCGCTACAAGATCGAGGAAATGGCGCTGATCGATGCGCTGAATCAGTCGGTCGGAAAGACCTACACCGCCGCCTGCCCGAAACCCTTCGGCGGGCAGGAATACGGCGGTTGCATGGTCGATCTCGCGCCGCTCACCGTCACCGGAACGATTACCGCCGTCACAAGCAGTGCCATCGTGCGCGATTCGGCGCGCGCCGAGGTTGTGGATTACTTCGCCTATGGCACCCTGCAATTCACCAGCGGCGCCAACGTTGGCCTGAAGCCGCAGGAAGTGAAGCGCCATGAGGGCGACGGCACCCTCGAAGTGTTCGAGCCCTTCCACTACCCGCCAGCCATCGGCGATACCTACTCCCTGATCCCCGGTTGCCGCAAGCGCCAGGCAGATTGTCGCGACAAGTGGGCAAACATCATCAACTTCGGTGGCTTTTCGTATGTGCCGACCAGCTCGCAATATGCGCAGGTAGGTACGCAATGAGCGCTGACGATATCCTCGCCGCCGCGCGTGCCTGCCTCGATACGCCATTCCTGCACCAGGGCCGCATTCCC